GTCCAACTCGGTTTGAATAATACATGCCAATGCCTGGCTGGCGTTGTTGTGACATCTGGCATACAAACACTTGACAAGTGTATTCAATGTCGCATCAGAGTAAGGTGATAGTGAAAGCGACATTTTAGATCCATACGTCACTATCAGAAAAAAAGAATCAAATTTTAGGAATGACATTGCTCATGAGACTCATGCACTCGACATAAAATATGAATCGTTTTTGCGCACACATATTCAAATATTGATAATCTACCGTTTGCAAAGTCGCCACATATTCTTGTACGATGTCGTATACATCCTTGACATGCACCAAAGTATGTGTGTCATGGAGATGGTGATTATTGATAAATTGCATGACAGTTGCGAAAATATCCAGTGCATGACTCACAACTGCGCGATGAAGCATGTGTTTCCTGATCGGCAGACCCTTTTGCAAAAGCAATTGCACCACATCGGTGCGCGCGGAATCTTGGTAGCATATCTGATCATACATCAGCTCTAGATTGTACGGATTGAGCCCCAGAAAGCCGGGTACGGACCGCTTTCCTTGCTCTATAATATATTCATGCATGTGTGCACGGGTGTTTATGCTATAGCCGGACACATACAATACGTTGATCAACATTTCGCGAAACTCACTGAAAGAGTACAAAGAGAGGACATCACGCTTTTCACACAGAAGGGCAATAGCGTGACGTAATCGTCCCAATTTGATAATTTCCTGTACAAGCGCATCTTCCGGATGTAAAACGAGACGCACAAAGACTTGCCGCGCATCATGCTTACAATGGCTGTATAATGCATCTATGAAAGAATGTGCGTATCCTGTGATTACAGCACGGGTCTCGGTGGACACCATTTGAAAGTTGTGGACGTCATGGCGTGATAAACCTTTATCCACGATTTTTTCCAAAAGCTCAATCGGTAAATCCAATACATTATTTTGCATATTGGCAATCTTAGAGATGTGATCGATGATATCCCGTTTCAAATTTTCACACACTTTTTTTGTGTCTCTTTCCTGACAAAAATTTGATCTCGTTCAAATTCTCATCTTTATCAAAATGAAGTCCATCATTCACGACCTCAAAAATTCGGCTTATGAAAACCTCGTATCCAAAGAAACATCTTCCCGTGTACCGCAAAGTGTACTGAAGATGAATGATGATGCTTTTCGAGAATGCTATGAATATTGCTATGAAAGAAAGCGCATTCTACATCAGAGTCCTATGTGCATCGACTTGCGAAAAAAAAATAATTACGTTTTCAAGTACCAGCACTTGTTACCCTTGGAGTATCATCTGTCCGCCTATCTCACCAATCAAAAATTAAACGACATCCTGTCTATCCTGCGTCATAGATTAGAACGTCTTTATCCTTATGATGACATCCCTCGAGACACTGAATTAGTCTTTTTTTCCACGCGCGCCCTCGATAAAAATCGCGATATGCGGGAAACCGATGAGCGGATCATCCACCGGGCAAATAAACACACATCATGCGGTCTTTTGCCTAGAGCGTCCTATGTGTTTGAAACATGGCGGGAAACCGCGTGGGATTGGACGATGTTGAGTAATTTGCCACATATAGCGACAGAAGATAATGTGTTTCATGCCCATCCGGACGTGCCGTGGGATTGGAACGTCTTGACCATGGCTAAAGACACTATCGGTACCGCAAAAAACATTTTTGAGAGATATCCCGGAAAACCATGGGATACACGCGTGGTGAATGCACGTAGAGATTTGGTGACACGTAAAAATGTATTTGAAAAGTACCCGCAAAGTCCTCTTTGGGATTTTGCCACCTTGTTTCAGCAGGTGGATATATTGTTCGATGCGGATGATGAAGAAGAATGGAATAAAAAGAAGGCTACCGTAGACTTGATCGAAAAAAATTGGTGGCGTTGTTTGACGGATCCAAAGTATCTCGTATGTCAACAAAGACTAATGCGCGAATTTGAAGAAATGGAAAAAGAGCTTATTTCTTGAAAGCATCGAACAAAGGTCTGTCAAAAATAGATTTCCAAGGGGATGTACGTCGGTCTTGCATTTTTTTTTGTTTACCGAGAAGATATGGCGTGCGTTTTTGAAGGTCGTTTTTAATTTTGATGCTTTCGATCTTGGCCTGAATCATTTCGTTTTGAGATTTGATGATGTCATTCTTTTGTGCGATACGTGTGAGCTCGGCCTTGCGCTTCTCCTCGGCGGCTTCGAATTGCTGAATGGCTTCGAGCTTTTGGTGACATTTATGACATCCTGTCGAGGATCTCAGGATACACCATTGGATCAGCCATTTGGGTGTTTGCGCCATATTTTGCAAGAGCTTTGGATCGGGATGTTGTAATTCTGCGGGAGGAATGATGGGTGTATCGTGTCGTTTCAAGAGGGTATCTATTTCTTTCATGGACATTTCATCGGTGTCGTTTGAAGCGGGATTTGATGTTTCTCCAGCATCAGATGGTGCTGGTGGTGGTGCGCCTTCCGCAGATTCTGATGATGATGGTGTTGTTCCCTCGGCAGGTGGTGGTGGTGCGCTTTCCGCAGATTCTGATGGTGATGGTGTTGTTCCCTCGGCAGGTGGCGTGGATTGCGGAGGTGAAGGTGGTGTTCCCTCGGCAGGTGGTGGTGTTCCACCAGCATCAGATGGTGTTGGTGTTGCTGCTGGTGGTGCTGGTTCGGCATTGTTTTCTTTCTTGGGTTTCTTTTTGCGAGGGTCCTTCTTTTTTCCTGGCTTCTTTTTTGCCAACGGTTTTTTCACCTTGACCCCTTTTTTTCCTTTTTTGGCCAGAGGGCTCTTCTTCTTCTTGGTCCCCTTTTTGGCCAAAGGAGTCTTCTTCTTGGACTTGGAGGCTTTCACCTTTGACTTTCCTTTCCCCCTTTTTGCCATTATCGAGAACAATGACCGTTTCTTTATTCCAAAGAAAAATTATGTAGGAATAAATAAAACCAAGCACGTATGGCGCCTTACAAATTCTCCAAAAAGAATTGTCAAGAGTGGATTCAAGATAAAAATACGAATCCCAAGACGGGTTATACCATCGATCCCAAAGCTTCCAATGGCGTGTTCAAAAAACTCAAAAAGCAATGTAATGTGTATGAAGAGCTGGCGATAAAGACTCGACGTCTGTCTCTATGCCGGTCACGTAACAAAAAGTTGCGCAAAGAACTCATGTCCTCTTTGGAAAAAGTGCGTACCGTGATAGATGCACCTATGTCCAAAAAAGATGCAGAAAAAAGTGTCATGGCTACGTCTCCTACCCTCAACGCGATGCAACCCATCATAGAACAAGAGATGGCCTCTTATGATCCCCAACACATGAAGTATGCCCTGCGTGTCATCAAGTTTATGTACAGTATCGTTGATGATAGTTATCCACAGTTGACTTTCGGAGAAATGAAGCGTATGGGCGATACATTGATCCAAAAGTTAGAAGAAAAAGCAGAGCAAATGTCTTCTCCGTCCAAGGATCAAGTCTATCGCGTTATTTCTATGCTGAAATTTTACATGGGTTATATCGAGCGGCATTGGTCTCGCTTCATGCAAAAGGATGCTGATCCGGCCATTATAGCGAAAGATCAGGGCGAAATCGAGGATGTCAGTGAAGACGATGACATGGCCATCGTTCCTTACCAACCCAATAAGACATCTGCAAATGCATCATCTATGGGTATCGTTCAGTATACCAATGCGTCACGGGCAAATAGCTCGAGTGTCAATAGCGCACGCATCAGTACTCCGCGGGCTAATAGCGCAAATTCCAATAATACCTTGCAAGCGAATACCCTCAAAGAAAAGACTCCCGAGCGACTGAACACCCCCTCTATTTCAGCAAAGGAATCATCGAGATCCGTATCCCGTAGGCCTAAATCACCACCTCTCGATAGCAGTACTTCATCTGTATCCTCTTGGATGACATATGCCCCAGAATCCATGAGTGCACAAAACACAACAATGCGCAAACATACCTCACGAGGAATGACAAATACACTTCCTGTCACGCCTCCTGTTAGCATCGTCGACTTTACGTCCACACAAAAACGCGCGAGATCTCCCCTGAAAACGGCCGTGCTTCAGCTCGAGGACTATGACATGGACAAGATGTTGCTCTTGCTCGATGAGCTGGGTATTTCGAAACAAACTATGAAATCTACGCTCACGGAAAAACGCTCCAGGGTGAATGCATTGTACGATTACATCGAGCGTCACTGGGATCGTTTCAAACAAGAGATAGATGCGCAAGACAGTAAGAGCGTGTCTCCCTTCAATACCAAGAGTGCAAGTACAAAGACTGTACCACGTTTATCGCAAGAAGAACTCCAAGATTACAACCGTGACACTTTTATGACCATTTTGGCTTTTTTCGGACTATCATCTCAAGATCTCCAAGACGTAGACCTGATAGACGTCCGCAAAGAATTCAAACGCAAGGCAAACGCATCTGCATCCCCAGAAGACAGGAAAAAAATGGACCAACTGCTTGCCTATATCGATCGCCACTGGGACCGATTTAAGCAAGATGCGAGAGAGAGGATCGTGACCGGATCGTCGGGGTCTTTCAAAAGCAACATCAATTCCATGGCGGCCGCAGGATCTTCTGAGACTTTCTCTTCGAACAATAATAGGACAGTCAAAAACCCCCTTTATAATAGCAGTTCCGCGGCTAAATCGGCAAACAAGAGTGCGCGTGTGACACAGAGTATGAATACCAATCCGTTGTTCAATGCGCTCAATACTGCGTCTGAAAAGAAAAACAGCAAAAAATAATTAGCATGGTGATCTGTGTGTATTTTCTCGCTTGAGTATAAGAAAACAAAATGTCGCGTGTCCAATTTACGTCGGCCAAACAAGATGGTGATGTGTTTACCAATAGCAAAAAAGGAGATCTCATCTTTACCACGGATGCCGAACAAAACATCTTGTTCGGTCCCAAGGGCGCCAACGTGAAATCCATCATGGTGGTCAACAAGGATTCCGTGGACATCGATCGCCCTTTCAAATCGACCGGGGATATCGTGACCGACTCTAATGTCATCATCAATACACCCGGCCTTTTGGGTGTGGGTGTAAATGAGCCTATGGAAAAAGTCCATATAGATGGAAACTGTCTCATCACGGGGAGTAACTATGTACAAGGTCGCATCGGTATCAACACAAGCAACCCAGAACAAGACCTCGATGTGAATGGGTCGGTCAAAATTCGCGATGAGTTCTTTCTGCTATCGGACAAGAGGAAAAAAGAAAATATCCGGCCGGTGGAGGATGCCCTGGAAAAGACCAAGGCTCTACAAGGTGTCTCATACACTCGCAACGATATTCAAGATAAGGAAAAAAAATTCCTGGGTTTTCTCGCCCAAGATGTGAAAGAAGTCATTCCTGAGGCGGTGAATTATAATGAAAAAATAGATGAATATTCCTTGAATTATGTGGATTTCATCGCCGTTTGCGTAGAAGCCATCAAAGACCTTTCTCAAAAAGTAGATTCTTTACAAGCACGTTTGGATGCGAAATGATAGAATAATAGATGGATGTATTCATTCATTCGGTATGATCGTGTATGGGTACATATACGGCTTCATGTACACTATGCCCACCACCACCTTGGTCATCATCATTTTTATTTGAAAGCAGTATGACAGCTATAGCTGCCACTATACTCATGGCGAAAGACGTGGTATGAAATCCGCATTGGCTATGGAAAGACGGCATGATGTAATTTTGATCGTTGATAGATGTAGATAAAAAGCACATTGGTGTAGGTTGCGGCCTATTTTCGTGTGCGTGTGGAATGATGGTCCATAGCGGACGGGGTCGAGCATTCCGTGCCCTTTTTTTCATCGCAATAGAAGATGTAGATCCGCGAAAAGACAACATCTTTTTTCTTTGTGTTTGCTTATATACTTTTCACATTTTTACATGCTTTTTTATGTGATTGTAATTTTGCATAGAACGTGTCAATATTTCGGTGGTCTGAGGACACACGAGACTCAACCCGAGAAACAATGGAAATACCATGGTCTCAAAAAACGAATCTTGATTTTTGAGCAATGAACAATCCGATTTTTTCCTGTCTGACATGGGTGACATCACTTTTCCCCACTTCCGCCTTTCGTAATCCCCTTGCTTCAAAAGTTCCTCTTCGAGACCTTTTATCATGACCACATAAAAGTCTTGTCTCGCCCAGAGATGAGAAAAATCGGCACATTTCATCATGATTTGCATCAGACTCATCTTCTTTTTGCTAGAATGACACACATTTATTGATGGTCTATACATGGGCGTATTTAGAGACAATACATCTATGTTGGCATTATCATATCCATACGTATTCTTGAATTTAGCTAGTATTTCATGATGAAGATCTATATCGGTAGATAATACATTCCGGACGATGATATGGCGTAATCGCAAAAAGGAATGATGATTGATCTTGCTCAAAAAGTTGTACTCGGGCTTTGTCATGATGAGATGGAAAAAAATGAAGACGTGCATATTTTCTAAAGGAGACTGATCATTGTATATTTTTGCCCATTTGTCTTGCTTCATGACCATATGACGATTGGTAAATCCAGGATGTTGCATATCATGAACCAATGCGCTCAAATATAAGGCCAGCTTTTCAAAACGCGTGAATACACCTATTCGTTGAATGAGAGCGAACATTCCATGTAAAGTAAATAGAATATGGTATTTGTTGTGAAAAGTATTTGACAAACGCGTATATTCATCGTCCATT